CTACCGTATCCGAGCTTCTGAACTTGGTGGAGAAATCAACTGCTTCCGACATGGCTACCTCACTTGGGTTCTCCTGTGTTGTGTATTCCTGCACTCTTACTGTGCAGAAATATCGTAACCGCGCAAAAAGAAAAGCGGCCCCGAAGGACCGCTTGAGTTTGGTTGCCGTAAACGCTCCCGCCACTAACAGAAGTGGAAGAAGATTTCATCGTCCGTGTTGTACGCCGGAAACTTCAGGCCCGCGTCGTAGGTGAGGATACCGTTGCGGTCCTGATAGGTCAGTCCGGTGTACTGGACACCCGGGGCGAGCATCCACACGGTGTTGCCCGTCTGGTGGCCGACACGCATCTGGAACGGCATGCGGTCAGCCCTTGCCAGCTGACCCCAGAAGTCGTTGTTGGCGACGAGGTCGGCTTCCGGGTTGATGCCGCCTTCCGGCGCACGGGCCACGATACGAGTACCGATGTAGCCTTCCGAGGACGACACGTCAGGACGGATCTGAATGTCGTTGGCCTGGTCGAAGGTGAACTGCTCAACGATGGCATAGAAGCCGTCGATGCGCAGACGCGCCAGCTCGACCTGGGACGGCATGGTGCGCTCGTAATTCGGAGTCGGCATCACCTCGTCCACCGGGTTCTTCCAGATGCCGGTGAAGGTCCAGTTGATGCGGGCGAACTCGCCGGCAGTGGCTTCAATGCTGAAGGTACCGAACGAGCCCGGCATCACGTGCTTCACGCCGTCCTTGTACATGACAAGGGTGATTGACTCGAAGTCGTTGGACCTCGGGGCGAGCGTGAGGCCAGCCGGCAGAAGCCAGACGATCCACTTCTGACCCACAGTGAGGTTGCCGGTGAAGGTCGGGGTCAGGACCAGCCCGTGGGTGCCCACGTTGACGTCGGTACCGGAGGTGATGACCGCAGCGGCGGAACCTTCACCCGAAGTGTCCGACGTAATCGTAATCTGGGCCGTACCCGACGGACCACCCGTGGTCACCTCGATGTAATAGGCAATCACGTCCGTGTTATCGGCCTGAGTGGCGTCCACCACCCAGGTCACACGGTTGGCATGGTCGCCCACATCGTAGACGCCCTTGACCGTGGGGGTCGCACTGCCGGTCATCTCGTAACCACACGCACGAAGCAGACGGGTGATGATGGCCGCGTCCGCAGCGTTGCCCGAGTTCTGCTTGCCGTTGCCACGAAGCTCGGTCGAGAACTCCATGCGGGCAATCTTGCGACCGACGATGTGCGGTGTGGTCGAAAGACTGTCGCGTGTGAAGTCACGCTCGAGCACCGTGGTTTCCGCGGTGAACGTGGGTTCCGAAACCAGGACGCCGTCATTGACCGTGACAGAGGCTTCCTGACCGTAGGAACTTTCCATCGCGGCCTGAACAACAGCTCTCCGAGTAAGCAGGATAGCCATGGTGATCTCCTTTCTTGCTCGAAGCTGCCATTAGGAGGCCACGACGGTGATGGTCGGCGAGCCCGAGGTGATCTTGTTGAGGGCCGAGGTCAGGTCCTTAATCGCGTTAGCCAGCTGGGTCATCATGGCGTTCGCGTTACCCACCTCCACGCAGGCCTTCTCGTCGGTCTCATCCGAACCGTCCACAGCAGTACCCGTGTCCGTCGAGATGGCGTCAAACGTGGTCGAGTAATTCGGAATGACCACGCCTTCAAAGCCCACGGTTTCAACACCAACCGCCTTGGCGGCCAGGTTGACGAAGTGGGTGGCCTGATAAATACGGTCCATCAGAACGCTGTACACAGCGCGTACACCCACAGCAGAGGCAAGGCTGCTGCCAGTACCGGTCAGGTTCTTGGTGATAGCACCAACCGTACCATCGGGAGTTGCACCACCCGTGTTGTCGGTCAGCTCGCCGAAAGCAGGAACCTGTGCCCGGACATTATCGAGCTGGGCGATGATCTCGGACAAGGCATCGACCACCGTCTTGAAGGCATTCTCGAGAGCCGTCTTGCCGGCACCGTCGTTATTGTCCAGCTTGTAGTTGGCCACCGCAACCGGAGCCTTGATCTCGCCCTGAGCGGTGCCGCCGCCATTGTCGGTGATGTCGGTCACCGAGGACGCGGCTACAATCGCCTGGTTCTGGGCGAGAGACATGATGATCTCAGCCAGCGTGCCGTCAAAGACCTTGCTGGTACCGGAGAACGTTTTCTTGTTGATGCTAATGGTCATCGGAGCACCTCTCCTTTCCGTTCAGGGTGCGCTGGGCCAATCCCAGCTCCGCGTTCGTGCAATTAATTGCATTACAGCGAAGCTGAGATCAACGGAAAGCTGGTGCAATTGGC